ACAGCAAGGGCACCGCGATTGACGCCGGCAAGCTTCTTCGGGACACCGGCATGTCCATCGAGGACCTGCGTCTCCAGAACGTGAACCTGAACGGGAAGCTAGCCAGCGAAGGGGTGGCCCTGAGCCGCTTGCCCCAATGGTTGTTCGACAAGGCCGCCACTGGTGACCTGCCCACCGCCAATGCCGTGGCCCTGGGCTCTGCCGAAGGGATCGACGACGCAATCGTCAGCGACGTCGCCAAACAAGCCATCGCTGGCAAGTGGTCGGCCGAGAAGATCGTCCAGGCCATGCAAGAGGCCAAGTTCGCCAGCACCGGCACCGGGGGCGGCGACGCAGGCCCTGTGCTGCCTGGGTTTGAGGAGATATTCAAGACCAGCAATGTCGTGGCCTTGATCGACATCAGGACAGCTGCGTTCAACAAGCTCTCGGTCGAGATGCGGGCCCTGGCCGCGGCATCCCAAGCCAAGAACACCCCCTACCTGGAATCAGCCGGCAACACCATCAACGTCGAAGGCAGCCAAGCAGCTCGCAAGATGGCAGCTGAAGCCGTGGCCGTGTTCAACCGGGTCACCGGGTACGAAGGGCCGGTACGCGATCTCTTGAATGAGCTGGCGGCCCAGCTGCCAGAAGGGGCAAACCGCTCCAAGGCTGCGGCCAACCTGGTGCAGTTCAACCTGCAGCGACTGAGGGACGCCATCTCCGAGGAGATGAACGGACCACGGTTGCTTCAGGACGAAGCTGCCATCAGGGAGATCGAGAAGCCGGCACCTGTTGAGACCGCCGAGGCACCCGCCACCACCTACACCAACCCCCTGGAGGCTGAGAGCCTGGCTGATGCCCGCCAGTTCCTGGGGCTCCCGGCCACCGCCAACGTCATGCAAGCCATGCGGGTGGCCAAGCAGGAGGGTTACGACGGCATCGTGTTCACCGGGGACTTTGGTCTGCCGGCTGGCAAGAAAGAGATTGACCTCAGGGAGCTGCCGGACGTCAAGGCCCCTGAGAACGCTGGGAACCCGGCACCGATCCAGGCCAAGCCGGTTGAGCCACGCATCGCAGTTCAGCCCATGGGCAATGTGGCTGCTGCTGCCATCGAGCCCCCTGCGGCCCCTACGCCAAAGCTCACCAAGCCGCAACAAGAGGTCTTGCGCCTTGTCACCAACGGCGAGGAGATTCTCAACGCAGCTGCCCGGCAGCCAGCAATAAACAAGTTGATCGATCTGGGCCTCATTGGTCGCACCGAGATCTTTGACGAGCAACTTGGCTACGCAACCGGGTACAGCTACTTTCTTAAGGAAAAGCCTGCTGCCCCCACCGTCTCCATCACCCCTGGCTTCACGGCTAAGGACCGGGCTGCGGCCAAGGCCGGCGGCACCAAGGACGAAAACGAAGCCATCTCTGCGGCACTGGAGCGCCTGGGCCTGGCTGAAGAAGCTGGGTCCACCGATCTGGCTGCATCGCTACGTGGCTGGTTGAGTCGTCGGGGCGTCAACGTCCAGGGCGAGCAGACCTACGCAGGGTCCGCTTTCGTGCCTGATGCTCCTGCCGAGCCCCCGACTCTGACCTTGCCCCGTGAGCTGGCAGGTCTCAAGCCCCGCTACAGCTACGGCTCGCAGAAGCGTTACGAACTGGCGTTTGAAACCGACTTGGACAAGGTTGCCTACACCCTGGCTGGTGACGCGACCGGCAAGCCATCGAAGTCCCACCAGAAGTACCGGGATTGGCTGGAGTCCAACGGCCTGGACCCAGCTGAGATTGCTGAGTACGGGGCCCGCGTCGTCAAGCCCAGCATCAAGGAGATGGCAGCCAGCTCGACTGCGACGTCTGGCACCCTCCAGGTCCGCAACCAGGGCTTTGGCGGGGCTGATTTCCAGGCTGAGCTGCCCAACCTTGAGGGCTGGCGCAACGTCGAGACCGGCGTTGGCGGCACCGTGGGCGAGGGGTACACAGGACCAACCCGCATTGGCGGCGTTGAAGAGAGCTACCTGGCTCAGATTGCTGCTGAGATCAGCGGTCCGATCGACTTGCGGCTTGTTGATCGCATCGAAGCTGTTTACGGAGTCGATCAAGCCAAGGCCTACGGAGACATAAGCCTTGTCGGGCGCAAGTCCGAGCCGCTTGGCCAGTTGAGCTATCCCAAATACAGGGGAGAAATGGCCGACGACGTCATGTGGGTCGCAATGACGTCGTACGGGCGGTCTTTGGGCTGGGCCAAGAGAATCCAAACGACGTACCACGAATCGTTCCACCGGCTCCAGCGGTGGTTCTTGACCGACGGCGAGTACAAGGTGATGGCTGGCGCCGAGAAACAGATCAGGGAATTGGCCGCCAAGGCCGCGCCCGAGAACGCCAGGAAGTTTCTTGACGGCACCATGAGCGCGAAGGAGGCACAGGCAGAGGCGTTTTCTGGCTACATGCAAGGCCTTGGTCCGGCCCCTGCCGAAGGATTCGCAAAGATCAAGAAGTTTATTGACCGAGCCATCAGCTACCTGCAGACCGGTGAGTTCAAAACCTGGGACGACGTGTTTGAAAAAGCCAAGATTGGTGACATAAAGGCCCGTGGCCCGCTGACAAATGAGCAAATACTGGCTCGTCGTCGAGCCCGCAACATGGCGGCAAGCGAAGCAGGCATGTCCTCCAGGGAAATTGCTGAGCTTGGCGACATGGAGGTCCAGTTCGCTGCTGATCCCCCAGACCCCGCTGAGTTCGCACGGCGCATCGACCAGAACATGCAGGCCCTGGAGTCCGGAGACCTGACCCCTGAAGAGATTGCCCAGATGGGAGCCAGCGACGTGCGTCGTCTCACCAGCAGGTCTGGCAACACCCAGTACGTGCCGGAGCCCCCTGATGTCCTGATTGCCAGCAACAAGGCCCTGGGCGAGATGTTGAGCAGCAGGGCCCAGCAGACCGGCATTGGCAGCTACAGCCAGCCAGCGATCGTCAAGGCCGCCATGGACCAGCTGGACGCCGATGGGTGGGCCGTTGAGCCAACGGTGACCAGGCTTGAGGCTGCCCGCCGTGGTGACCCCAGGTCCCAGGAGGACTTGATTGCCCTGGCCGCCAACCTGATCCACCGGGACGCCATCGCCGCCCAGAACGGCATGACTGCAATCGAGTGGCAGTCCACTGTCGACGAGGCCGATCGTGCTGTGTCGATGCAACGGCTGTGGTCCGGGCTTGAGGACCAGCACCGTCTCGACACCGCCCTGATGACCGCCAGCCGCAAGGACGGCCAGCGGCTGAGCGTGATGCAGATCAAGTACGACTTCGACCCGACGCACAGGCAGGTGCCATCTGAGACCCCCATGTACCACGGCACCACCGAGGCCGCGGCCCAAGGCATCGTCGAGGGTGGCTTCAAAGACACCGATCTCCGTAGCAACCTGCTGGGCACGGGTGCCTACTTCACCGAGTCTCCTCAGAGCGCAGCGGCATACGGAGACGTCGTTGCCGGTGGTGATTTGCCCAGTGACGTGCGGATCCTGGACCTGGTGGCCATGGACAAGCGCATTGCCGACCTGGTGCAGGAGCTCAACCTTGGGGCCCTTGAGCGCGTAGGTGACAACTTGTCGCTGACCGATGGCCAGAGAGCTGCCGTCCGAGACTGGGCCGCCGGCCAGGGCTACTCCGGCATCCGGTTCAGCCCAGACTTTGAGCTGGGTGGTGGTGCCCCCGAGACCGTCATCTTCGACGTCAACGTTGCCAACCGGGTCGTCGGATCCAGGGCAGCCGTGGAACCCGAGGTCCCGGTGAGTTCCGAGTCCATGGGCACCGACATCGACGACGAGATTGCCAACCCCATGAACACCATCCTGGGCAAGATCGACCCCGACATCCGGTCCGACATCGAGCGAGGGGTCATGAGCCCTGAGGCCACCGAGATGACCGAGATCGCCGCCCAGGTTGCTATCTCGTCTCGTTCTGTTCCGGGCATGCGGGCCAAGCTCAACAGCATCGTCGGCAAGATCGACGTCGGCCGGCTGAACCAGGAGATGTTCCTGCAGGCGTACCGGGCAGCCCTGCTGTGGTCGGGCAAGACCTGGACCAAAATGCTCGTTGGCTCTACTTACAGGGCCGTCACGATGCCCATCAACCAGGCCATCGCTGAGACCGGAGCAGCTGGCATCGCTGCTCTCAAGGGCGACAACAAGGCCGCATACCGGGCCATGCGCCAGGCCGGCTTGAACATGGGCATGTACGGCAAGATTGTGTCCAACTGGTCCAACGCTTGGCGGTTGGTTGGGGAATCGTTCCGGGCTGGTGAGAGCTTCGGCAACCTGGGCGCCTCGTCCATGGACATTTCGCAGCGAAACGACGCAAATCTCCAGACGTCGCTCTTTGGGGAGACCACGGACCCAGCCAACACGCTGGACAACCCGTGGTGGATTGATCCCGAAAACATGAACATCCCGGCCCAGTTTGCTCACTGGGGCTGGAAAGCCCTGAGTGTTTCCGGCCGGGTCTCTGGCTCCCTAGACACCTTCTTCTCGTCACTCATTGGCCCCAGTGCCGAGTGGAGCCGGATCATGGGCCTGGAGCTGGAGAAGGCTGAGGGTCGTGGCCTGACTGGTAAAGCGGCCTTTGCCGAGGCCAGCAAGATCACTGACGTCAAGATTGAGAACCAATGGGTCAACGTGATCCTCAACGACCGGATGGTCGAGGGTGGTGCGTTCACCGGGATCCACGCCAAGGCAGCCATGGACTGGATCAACTTCACCGATGACCTGGACGTTCAGTTCCAACCCCGGAGCTACGAGTACGGCATTGCCAAGGCCAAGGAAGAGGGCATCACTGACACCGCTGAGATCAACAAGCGGGCTTTGGCCTGGATGCAGGAGGAGCCACCGATCTGGGCACAACGGATGATGGGCGTTGGCCAAGCGGTCGGCTGGGGGCCCAAGGCGTTCAAGGACGCCATTGGCCACACGCCAGCGTTGGGCATCTTGAACGCATTTCCCACCAGCCCGGCCAACATCACCAAGACCGCCATGCGGGCCACGGGTGTCTTTGCGCCATTTGTCGACTCCTTCTACCGGGACGTCTTTAGCGAAGACCGCAACACCCGGTCCCGGGCCATTGGAGAGATCGCCACCGCGTACATGACACTCGTCGGTGGGGTCATGCTGGCCATTAGCGGCTTCGTTGAGTTCAGCGGGCCTGGGTCGTACAACGCACAGACCAGGGCCAAGATGCAGCGCCTTGGCTCCCAGGCGTACTCCATCCGGCTCAGGAACCCGTTCACTGGCGACACGACACGATGGTGGGACCTGCAGGCCCTGGACACCGTCAGCAACATCTTTTCGCTGATCGGCCTACAGATGAGCTTGAACAACAGCTTGCCAAAGGAGGACCGAGAAATCCTGGCCAGCAATTCTGTTTTAGCCGTTCTTGAAATGGGTAGACAAGTAGGCTTTGCCCAGTTCACCAAGGACATGTACAAGTCCATAGGTGAACTGGGCAATCTGGTCTCCGACCTGCAGGACAAGAGCTTCGTGCCGACCGAGGGCCAGGTCGATCCGTTCTCCGGTTACGTCCAACGACGTCTCGCTGGGTTCATGCCGGCCATTTTCAACAACACCCGCAAAGGAACAGATTCTTACCAGCGAGCCATTGAGAAATCTGAATTGCCAATAGGCGTCGCCTTTGCTCATGAGCTGGCGCAACGGTTTGCCGCCAAGATCCCAGGCTTGTCGGACCAGTTGCCGCCGATCCTGCACCCGCTGACAGGCGAACCAGCCGCCATCGAGCAGGCCTGGGGCGTCAACTACTTGCCACAGGACCAGCCGTGGCTCAAGGGTGCCGTCAACGCCTGGAGCCCCTTGGCCTTCACCCCCACCAAGCAAGGCTCCAAGGACCCGGTTGACATTGAGCTGGGTCGGTTGTCTGGCCGAGGCACAGCGTTCCAGATCTGGAGCCCCAATGAGCTTGGTCTGCCAAACTTCCGTATGAACCAGACCCAGCTCAACAAGTTGGCCGTGATCACCAGCCAATTCATCCCACCAGGTCGGGGATCAACGCTGCACCAGGGCCTGAGCGCCATGGTGGCCCCTGGTTCCAGCTATTGGCAACTGCCGCCCCCAGAGGCCAGCAAGGCCACCCAGAGCGCCCGGGCCATCCGCATCAACAAGGAGATCAACTACTACAAGCCTTTCATCAAGGCTGAGTTCTTGGCATCAGAGCCAAAGCTTGCGAGGATGATTGAAGAAAACAAGGCCGAGCAGACCCAGGCCACCTTTGACGCCACCTACGGCATGCAGTCCTCCTGGTCCCCGACCCCCCGCTAACCGCTGATGCCTTACTCCTACAACATCTATGCGGGCAACGGGTCGACCACCCAGTACGCGGTTGCGTTCCCCTACGTCCGCAAGGAACACATCGTTGCGTACGTCAACTACACCCTGACGTCGGCCTTCACTTGGGTCAACGACAGCACCATCCAGTTCACAACGGCCCCAGGGGCTGGGGTGCGGGTTGAGATCAGGCGCCTGACACCACTGCCCGGCAACCTGGTCGATTACGCAGATGGATCCACGCTGGTTGCAGCAGACCTAGACACCAGCAACCTGCAGCACCTGTACAAGGAGCAGGAGATTGACGACGACATCAAGCAATCGGTCTACGTCGATCCGACCACTGGGTTCCCGACCGCCAGCAACCAACGGATCACAAACGTTGCTGATCCGGTAGCGGCACAGGACGCAGCGACAAAGAACTACGTCGACACAACGACTGTTGCGTCCGCTGGCGACACGATGAC